ACGGTTAGAATTAAAACTATCTTGTCTAAGCTTGAACAATACGAGTCAGCAGATTCAAGCACATTTATAGATCTATATGTTGATATAGGAAAGACAAAGTTTTTTATCAAAAGAATTTTAATGTCTGTTCTTAATATTGATACTATAAGAGATTTGAATAAGATTCCCGATATTTATATATCGAGCTCTAATGCAAGAAAAATTGATACTTACTAAGGAAGAAACGGAGTTGTTTATAGCATTCAACTCTTTGTTTAAGAAATATACTGGCGTTCCGCTTACATATTTAAAATACGAGATAGACTCTTTGAAAAATCGCATCGAGTCTATTGAGTCAACTCTTAAACAAACAATGCCGGTTATGGCAGCTACAACATTAAAATTAGAGTCCGTCGTTTCTATTCTAGAGCAAGATGGGGTTATATCTGAAAATCAGATCTCTTCTTTTTCTAAAAAATTAATAACATCAATGTAAAAAAAATAATATGTACTTAAATGATTTGCTTAATAAGCATCTTTTGTCTGGCTCCAAGCTTAAAACAAAAAGATTTCCTGCGTTCTACCCATCTTCTGCTTCTTGCTTGTCTGCTGAAGATAACAGGACCGTTGTAGGGTCATGTCTTCGTCAGCTTTACTATCGCTATAAAGGTTATCCAGAATCTAACCCTCCTGGCCTTTATTCTCAATGGATATTCGCGGCAGGAAATACGTGGGAAGATTTTCTCACTAATAAATTAAAAGAGATGGGTATATGGCTTGCTAATAGTGTCAAATTTGTTAATCATGATTTATACATGAGTGGCGAAATTGATATACTTATTAAGGGCCCAGACTACAATGAAGAAACTGGTGCTGGAAAGTGGATAGTTGAAAATAAAACATTCGGCTCAAATAATTATAGTTTAAAGAAAGGTATTTGTGGCTCTAGAGATCAATCTCCAAAGCCCAAAGACATGAATGTTCTTCAGTCATTTATCTATCTTTTGACATTTGAAGATCAGGTCGATCTTGTGGTTTTAAACTATATAGATCGCGCATGCGGTGGCCCTGAAAATAATAAAGAGTTTCATGTAACCCTTCATCATGAAGATGATGATGTATTTCCACATATAGAAACTACAGACTTCTACGGTAATCTTTATAGGTATATTGATAGAAGAATTAGTTTTAGATCTATCAAGTCAAGATTTGAAGTTCTGATTGAGCATCTTAAAAATGAAGATTTGCCATATCCAGATTTTCAGCACACCTATACCCCTGAACAGGTAGAGGAAAATAATACTGCCGGGTTAATAGCTAAGACCAAATACGAAGCATACAACAGGAATCCTACAAAGAATCCTATTGGTGACTGGAATTGTAGCAATATATATTGCAACTTTTCCGATTTGTGTAAAGCACAAAAGCTAAAAGACGGCCATTTATAAAAGAAAAATATGTCATTTCATAAAGTCAAAAACTTAGAAGATCAACTTGTAAAAATAAAAATGCATCTTCCTGCTTACCTTAGTGAGCATGGTATAGATGTAATGCACGGAAGAAAAATAAACTGCCTTAGCCCTTTGCACAATGACAACTCTCCGTCTATGTCTATGTTTACCAACAAAGACACTGGCGTACCTTTGCTTAAATGTCAAAGCTGCTCTGTTACTTATGATTTATTTAACGTGTGTCACGTACTTGAACATAGACCTATTATGGGCCCATCATTCATTGATGACACCGTAATGTATCTTGCTAAAAAGTATGATATAGAATTAGAACTTGCAAAGATGTCCCCTGATGAAGTTTATGAAATGGACGTATATTCTTTATACAAGGCTATCTCTAAATATATTACAGAGCAATCATTTAATCCTGCTCAGTCAGCAGAATTAGCGCGCAGAGGTTGGACTGAATCTTTTGCTAAGTCTATAGGCATAGGAGCATGTAATGATATATCTGCTATGCGTGATTATTTAAAAGATCTTGGATTCAGCTATAAGTTCATGGACGAGAACGACCTTGATCACGATAGGCTATTTAATTCTTCTTCTTTAATCTTTACCGTATTCGATGAGCATGGTAGGCCGGTTACGTTCTCTGCTAGAAATATGCTGTTTGACGGAATCAAGGATGATTCTGGACGATTACTTAGAGGCACTAAATTCGTCAACTCCAAGGTTAATGGTAAGTGTAATATTGGCAAGAAAAGCGAACTATTGTATTTGTTTAATATAGCTCGACATAAAGCTACTCCTGTATATATATTTGAAGGCAATGCAGATGTTGTTACTGCTCATAATTATGGTCTTCAAAACAGTGTTGCTATATGTGGCCTTGGCCTTAATGAAACACACTTAAATCTATGCAGACGAAGCAGCGTTTATGATGTAGTTATATGCCTAGACAATGATAATGCTGGCCTGATGAAGGCTAAGCAGATTCTTGATGATGCTCTTAAAAAAGTACATGATATCAAGATTAGATTCGTGTTTCTTCCCGACAAGAAAGTTGTAATAGACGGTCAGACTCAAGTAATTAAAACTGACCCAGATGAATTCATAAGAGAAAATGGCATTGAGACGTTCATACAGCTTCCAAAGATAGATCCATTTGCTTGGCGTTTACAGCAGTATGATATGGATCAGGATGCTGACTCTGAATCTATTTGCATGTCCATGGTGCCTATTATTGCGGCAGAGCCGTCCGCTATTAAGCGTGAAGGTATGTGTTCTGAGTTAGCTGACTATACAGCCATCTCCTGCAAGGCTATTAAAGAAGAAGTTGATAAGATAGTTAATGCTGATGATTTAAAGATATCTAAGGCCAAACAGGCTGTTGTTGCCGATCTTCTTGGCAATCTTACTTCCGAGACCATTGGTGGCGTTGAGACAATACTGTCTTCCGCACTCAGTAAGCTTGAGAATATAGATAAAGAATTTAAGTCTAATACTCTAGATGTACAATCTAGACTTGCTGATATTCTTGGTATTAAACAATATCAAGAAACTGAAGAGCTCACTAATCAAACCAATCTTGGCCCTGAGTTCTCTACATTAAACTATGCCCTTGATGGCGAACTGAAACAAAAATTATTGTTACTTGGCGCCTCTGAGAATTGTGGAAAGACATCTTTGTTTGCACAACTTTCAACAAACATAGTTGATCTTAATCCTAGCGCAATGACTGTGTGGTTAACTATTGATGATAGTAAAAAAGAAGTTTTTGGCAGGATACTCTGCTCTGATGTTGCTAAGAGATTGTTCAATACTAATCGTGATTTATTTGATCTTCTTAGTATAAATAAAGTATCTGCGCCTCATAGGTTCAAAGATTCTGTTGAGTATGATGCACTACTTCAAGAAAGAGATGTTTCCTGTAAGAAAATATTGTCACTTGCTGCTGCCGATAGGTATGTATTGCTCGATGCAGAGGACGGGACTAGCCTTGATTATATAGAGATGCTTCTAAAGTATTACTCTGAAAAATATCCAGATAGACATTTATTCTTCTTCTTGGATAATGCTCATCTAGTAACAGTTGCTGGCTTTGAAGAAAGCCGAATGAAATATAAACATTTATCTCATCAGCTAAAGTCTTGTTGCGTTAAATATAACTGCACGATTATATCTACTGTCGAATATAGAAAGCTAATTACTGGCGTCAAACCCACGAATAGTGACTTGGCAGAAAGTCAATCGTTGGCATATGATAGTAATGCTATCATGCACATGTATAGCGACCTGCATTCAAGACGCAATGAATCTGATCTATATCACTGGTCTCATGATGGAATTAATCAATATCCTATTCTTTCTTTGTATTTTGGTAAAAATAAGATAAGTTCTTATAAGGGTTCGCAGTGGCTTAAGGCTTGGCCCGACAAGGCGTTCTTCTCTGAGATAACAGAGCAAGAGGCTATGGATGTTGTTAAATTTAATATGCATTCAAGGCACGAAGATGACGACGAAGACGAATGACAAAATATTATCAATAGATCTTTCTCTTGATGCTATATGCCCTATAATTACAACGTATGAAGATAGTCATAAGCTATATCGTGAAAGCATAATAGACTATGATTATCTTGATGTTCTTGATTATTCAGATTCTCCAATAAGGGCTTCTGCGATAATAATAAGCAATATTATTAATTTATTTATAAAAAATCCTACTGCTAGCCTTAGTGATTTAAATTTAATGTTTAACAAATATTACTTTAGCATGTTTGATAATCAATCAAAGGAGCATATTGCGGTCTCTGCAAAATCGTTTGCTAGGCTTGCCGCAATTTACACCTATGTCGTTGATTTATTTAATAAATATAGTGATATTGCTCCCGATATAGAGTATTATACTACTATAGGTAATATGCCGAGATATTCTTATGCTTCTCGTATTAATGCAATTCTTGTGTCTGAAAGCACTGTGGATTTATTAATAATTACCAAGCAAGACTCCTCTATCGCTCTTAACGCCTTGATAAATCCAAAGGTATTATCTGCTATAGACTACTGTATGGAGGCCGGAATATATGTTAAGAATATTAACGTATTAAGCTACTCATTCGACTCTATTGCTACGCCAATAGTTATAAGAAAACATTCAGTCACAGAGCATGTTGTTAAGGCTGCTAGGTCTTTTATGTCTATGCAGATAAGAAATAGTCCTAATATTTCATACTGTATGCTTTGTCACTATAACTCTTCATGTGTAAACATAAAGCAGTACTCAACTAAAATTACAGACTTATGAAATTAAAATATATTAGACTTGACGTTCATGATAGGTCGACTCCCCTTATGCTTAATGAGCATCAGATGATAGTAGGAATACTTACTGACGAAAGCGATATGATTGTTTGTTTTATAGATAGAAACACTTCTAGCTATTATATAGAACGAATCATTAATAAATTTGCCGTAGACGTATTTGTCGACACTAATCTTGCCGTAGTTTCAGATGAAGCTTTTGCTGAGTATGACCTATTTTTTAGGTCACATGGACTATTTTCTAGGCTAGAAGATAAAAAGAAACTATCTACAGATGAGATAATCAATGGGGCCAGATAACAGGGGTAGTGCACCACAAAGGCAGATCTATGATGAGTGTGTAAGAATATACGGTCAATCAAATGTCGCATGGGAGCTTGTTATACCTGAGCTTGGTCAAAGATTTGATATCTTTCTTAAGCAATTTGGAATAGCCATTGAAATAGATGGCGAACAGCATGATCACTACGTTGATTTTTTTCATAAAGATATTAATGGATATATGAACGGCATTTATCTAGACAAAAGAAAGATGGAGTGGGCCGAAGAGAATCATGTGTCTGTTATAAGATATTCAACATTAAAACTACCATCTATAGAGCAGCTTAGACTGGATATATTTAAATCTATATCCACTAGCAGTGATCAATTCTCTATGTCTGTTTTTGAAGCAGAGAGACCTACTCGTCTTACTGAGGCTTCAGATAGAAGAAAAAAAATATACAGGAGTATGAAAAATGCCAAAAAATAGAATAGTATTTGATACCCTTTATGGCTTATCATCGACTGGCAAAAAGAAGGTGTGGATGATTTCTGTTGTTGACAACGGGACATATTCTACTATAGTTACTTCTCATGGTTATGTTGGCCAAACAATTACTGTTACTGAAAAGAATATTTACAGTGGCAAGAATTGCGGCAAGAAGAATGAGACTACTCATTTTGAACAGGCCGTCTCTGAGGCTGAGAGCGCTTTCAATAAAAAAATTGACAAGCAATACGCCAGAGAGAACCAGCAGGTTGCCGAGGCAATCCTTCCAATGCTTGCTCATGATTACCGTAAACGTTCTCATGATATTGTATTTCCATGCTATGTCCAGCCTAAATTGGACGGATGCTTGCATCATGCGTCAAAAATTTTAACTAAAAAGGGTGTAATGACCCTTGGTGAGATAGTTGACAACAAGCTCAATGTTGAAGTTCTTAGCTATAATGAAAGCACTGGTGAGTCCGAGTACAAGCCTGTTGTAAACTGGTTTGATAACGGCGAGTCAGACAAGTCTGAGTGGATAGAGATATCTACAGAGTATGGGGTTTTTATTAAATGCACATTAAATCATAAAATCTATACTAATCTTGGCTGGGTAGCTGCTGCAGAATTAGACAGTAATATTCATAAAATTTTATCTAAGAATGTAAGACTAAATTCATTGCTGGCCGGAACTATTCTTGGAGATTCTACTTTCAGTATAGATAATAGATCAAGATCCTATAGACTTGAGTATAGTCATAATAATAAAACATATTTTGATTTTAAGATGAATTTATTTGGTATTCCTGGTTCCGTTAAAGATGTTGTGTCTGGTTACGGATATCCTGGACATAAATTTGTCTCCACTGCATTAACTAAATCCTCATTTGATATTGATTCGTTTTACTGTTTTGACTATAACGAAGATAATCTTGGATCTAGAAGACTAATGGAATATTCTTTGTTGAGAAAAATGATCACACCAGAGGCTTTAAGTCTTTGGATTGCCGATGATGGATCTTTAAGGCTTAACAATAATAATCCTCTTACTCCTGTCTTGAGTATTTCAGTAATGAGATATTCTGATGCTCAAGTTGATGAGTTTATAAGATTGTTTGCTTCTCAAAAATACCAGTGTCTTCCCACCAAGGTTCCGTGCGTAAAAAAAGATGCATTGATTGGTTACAGTCTAGTATTTAATACAAAGGACACTCTTTATTTACTTAATATGTTGCGAAAATACCATTGTAAAGGTGTTGAATATAAATATTATTTTCCAACAGAGGATTATATTTCCAATTGCAACATGTCTGAATTTATTTCTTTTACTAAAAAGTCAATAAGACATGTTAACGGCAATATTAGGAAGCTAGATATAGAAGTTGCTGATAATCATAATTATTATGCAAATGGAATACTTGTTCATAATTGCAGATGTACTGCCAATTTTGATAATTCATTATCAAGTTTTAAATGCACCTCTCGTGGTGGAAAGAATTTTGGGGCTGTTGGCTCCATTATAGACTCTATAAATAAATCTATTCCCGGCTCTCTTATTATATTTGATGGAGAACTATATTCTCATGAATTAACTTTTCAAGAGATAATGTCTGCCATAAAAAATGAAGAAGAACCTGATGCTAATATCTCTAAGATAAAATATTGGATATATGATATATGCGATCCTTCTATTGGCTTTGCTGCAAGAAATGCAGCCATAGAAAAACTTAAGCCTTTGTTTGACACTAATACAATTGTTATTGTTCCTACTTTTCTCGTCAATAATGAAGAGGAAATGTTTGCTAAGCATGCTGAATTTATATCTCAAGGCTATGAGGGAACCATGGTGCGTAATGCTAATGGCTCCTACGTATTTAAACATCGCTCTGCAAACCTACAAAAGGTTAAAGATTTTGTAGATAGTGAATTTGAAATAATTGGCGGAGAAGAAGGTTGCGGATTATCAGAGGGTCAGTGCACATTTAGATGTAAGACTGCTGATGGTTTAGAGTTCGGTGTCAGATGTATAGGTGAAAATAGCGTACGTGAAGAGCAATTGACTAATCTCGATAATTATATTGGTAAGATGCTAAAGGTTAAATATCAACGACTATCTGATGATGGGCTGCCTATTTTTCCTGTTGGTATTAGCGTGAGATCTGAATATGAATAAATCATATATGAATTCTGCTTTAGCCAAACTTGTCCTTGCTATGGCTATAGGTGTTGATAAAAGAAGGGCTAGAAGGTTATATCGACGTGCTCGTAAGTCTGCGAGAGATAAAGCTGCAATTCAATTAGGGGTAAAACGTGCCCAGGTTGGTTGCTCGTCCGATATCTTTAAAAGAGTTGCTTGCGACGGTACTTATGTTGCCGACATCTCTTATTTAGATATATTGATACTATATTCCTCCCTCTCTACTCCATTCTTTCCTTTTGCTCTTGATTCGTCTGGCGCTATTGATCCTGACGACTATGCTAAAACGTTAAAGTTTGACGACACGATAAACTGGCACTTTACATCTTTAGACGGAACATATCACTACATAACTAATAATGCCTTAATTGGTAAAATATAAAATTGATTAAAAACGTAATTAAAAGAAATGGCTCTATGGAGCCGTTTCAATCTGAAAAGTTAAATCTCTGGGCTGAATGGGCCGCTGGTGCTGGAGTAGACTGGTCTTCTGTGACTATCGGCGCATATAAAAAATGTCATGATAACTGTACTACGGCCGATATTCAACAAGCCCTTATATCTGAGTGTATAGATAGGGCTACTACTGGACATCTTAAGATGGCTGGTCGTCTTTATATCTCTGATATGTATAAGAATATATTCGGCGGCATAGATAAAATACCTACTCTTAAAAGCATGTATTATTCCATGTCACTCAAAGGCCTTTGGGCCAATATGTCATATAGCGATGAAGAATTAGATTATTTAGGCACACTAATTGATCATAGCATTGACTTTACTTATATATATTCTCAATTAAAGCAGCTTGTTGGCAAGTACGGCATCTCAGATAGAACTACTGGGCAGTATTTTGAAACTCCTCAGTTTACCTATATGCGTTTCTGCATGGGCTCCATGAATAAGACAAATAGAGAAGATAGGTTGAATCATATCAAAAATCTCTATTATCTTATCAGTAATAATAAAATTAATGCCCCAACTCCATATGTCCTTAATTTTGGCACTGGCCATCTTGGTCTTGCTAGTTGTGCGCTTTATACTGCTCATGATGATTTATTAAGTCTTGCTGCCGGAGATCATATTGCCTACATGATGACTGCTGCTTCTTCTGGTCTTGGTTCACATATAATGACGCGTAGCATCAAGGATCCTGTCCGTGGTGGAACTATCGCTCATCAAGGTAGGCTACCCTACTATAAGTCATTAGAGTCCGCTACAGGGGCAAATAGACAGAATGGAAGGGGTGGTGCTTGTAATACCTATTATTCAGTCTTAGACCCTGAAGTTTTAGACATCATAAGTCTTCGTAATCCTACTTCTATAGATGAAAAAAGGATTCCAGATTTAGACTATACCGTTTCTTATAATAGATTTTTTGCAGAAAGAGCTGCGGCAAATG